GTGGGCATTACGAATGATCGCGGGCGCTATTACTGGGTGAAGCGCGTTCCAAAGCGGTTTCAGGGGATAGTCCTTGGGGCGGACGGCAAGCCGGTTTCACAGGTGCGCGTTGCCCTGCACACGGATAGCGAAACGGAAGCCCGCCGAAAGGCCGCGCAGGTCGAGGCGCAGCGCATGGCCGAATGGGCGGCGCTTGCGGCCGGGGACACGGCTGCGGCCCGTGTGCATTATGAGGCTGCTTGCCAGATCGCAGCCGCGCACGGTTTCACCTATGTTCCGATGGGCAAGCTGACGGGCGGCGATATAGACGAACTGCTTTCGCGCGTGATGGCCCTTGCCGGTCGCAACCCCGGACCGGAAAGCCGTGAGGTCGCGCGGGCGGTCCTTGGCGCTGTGCCCGAGGTCATGCCAACGCTTCCTGAAATGCTGACCGAATACTGTGACCTGACGGCCACGCGGCACATCAGGAAATCCGAGATGCAGAAGCGGAAATGGCGCCTGCCGCGTGACCGGGCGGTGAAGCACTTCCTTGAGGTGGCGGCACCAAAAGGCAAGGACGGGTTACCCGTGCCGATGCGCGTTGATGAAATCAGCCGCTCCGACGCCCTCAAGTTCCGAGATTGGTGGTCCGTCCGGGTCCAGAAGGGGATGCAGGCGGGTAGTGCGAACAAGGATTTCGGGCATCTGTCAGAAATGTTCTCGACCTGGACTGAGCTAAAGCGCGTTGATCTGGCCAATCCGTTCACGAAGCTGAGGCTAGAGGGTGACACAGAAAAGACGGTTCCGGCATTTTCGCGCAATTGGGTGGCGAACAAGATCCTCGAACCCGGCGCCTTGGACGATCTGAACAGCGAAGCGGTGGACGTGCTGCTGATGATGGTCAACACCGGCCTGCGACCATCCGAGATAACGGACGCGCCGCTTTACGATTTCTGCACCGATGCGGAAATCCCATTCCATCGGGTCGCGCCGAATGGGCGGCAATTGAAGGTGCAGCACACACGGCGGGACATTCCCTTGCTTGGCGTGTCCCTCGACGCCGCAAAGCGGATCGTCGCGCGCGGCGGCATTCAGAAGTATCACGACAAGGCGGGAAGCTGGTCGAACCTCGTGAACAAGTATCTCAAGAACAACGGCCTGAAAGAAACGCCCGATCACACGGCCTATTCCTTGCGGCACTATGTCGAGAATGCCCTGCTTGCAGCCGGGGTCGATGACCGCGTTCGGGCCGACATTCTGGGGCACAAATACAAGCGCCCGAGCTACAGTGACGGGGGTTATCTTGCCGGGCGCAGGGAGGCGTTGCAGAAGATTGCGCTTTAGGCTTATTGCCGCACGCTTCGATCTATTTCCATCTATAGTGATAGTCACTGAATTAGCCATTTTCGGCCATTGAAACTGGGCATGACAAGCATACCAGCGATGCATGACGAAGTGTTCGCGAGACAGAACTAGGGTAATACCACCCGGGCCACTGGTGTGGCTGCTCCGGGTGGATTATACACTACCACAACGTGACGCGCATTAGTCTTACTTCCGATAGGCTTTCAGGACACGCTTGATCTCATCTTCCACGAAGCTTTCGCGACTGTCGTAGTGTTTTTCCCAATCTTCGATCAGGGCATCAACTAGGATAAAGAAACCATTTTCGCTTGGCATACCAGTGTTCTTCCGATGGACAATCGCCGATAGGAGAACTCTTTTTTCTCGGTAGCTCTGGCGCGACACTTCGCCAAGAATCCATCCGATCTTGGTGCGGTCGGCACTCAGCTTTGATGAGAGTCCTAGCAACTCCATAACAGGGGAGTATTCGACAGATGCCACCCCATTTCGCGCCTGCTTTTCCAGATATGACTTGACGATCTCAACATCCTTATCGAATTTCTCGACGGTCTCTAGGACGCTCCCCATAGTGATATAGCGGGTGCCGGAAATCTTAACCTCTCCCAGAACCCCCGCTCGCACCCTCGAAACGATTCCGGCGCTAGTGATGCCGAACAAATCAGCCGCCATTGGGACAGGCATAATGGCCAAAGAACGATCCCTGGAAAAAGCCCGAACATACTCATTAACGCTAATGAATTCCATACTATGCGTCTCCACAGTTTGAATATGCAAACTGTGTATAATCTACACTAGATACTGTCAACAGGTTTGTTTCTGACTATCCTCCAGAGGCTCTTCATGTCGTTCTGATCGGAATAGGCGGCTCCGTCGCAACGCCACCCCATTGCCAATCAACTGCGCGCAGTTTCGTGACCGTCGCCCTGATCTGCACAACCTCGCCCGTCATCTGAGCCCGCCCGGTCACCGCGCGGGCTCTTTCCATTGCGGCGGCCATTCCGTCCAGTTTCTGCATTTCCACTTCAAGGCGCAGGAAGACGGGTAAGAATTCCTCGCCATAGTCAGACACAAGACGGGCGGCGATCTCGTAGGCCGCGCGGATCTTGTGCACGTCAGGCAAGGGTGTATGTCGCCCTCACCTTGAAATGTGCGATACGCTTGCGGAACGTGTCGTCCGGCATCCCCGCGAGCTTCGCCGCCTGAGACTTCACCCCTCCCGCCCGCGTCATCACATGCGAAAAATAGATGCGCTCGATTTCCTGGATCACGGTTGAAAAGGACTGATCGCCAATGCGGATCGTGATTTCCATGGTGTCTTCGGTGGGCTTCGCCGGGATGGTCTTCATGTCTTCGCCTTGTTGCGCTGAGTGCCTCGGTTGGTGATCTCAATGCGCTTCTGGCAGTTAACAAGGCGTTAACGATGCGGGAAATGTTGCGGATTATTCCCAGTTATTTTCCTGTAATTGGGAAAATAATCATAGGTTACGGGCTACGTATCATGAACATCAGCCTCCCGACTACCGGGATTTCGTCACTTGCAAGGCGGTGCCGGTTGCCTGCCTTGCCGTCGATGGATAGCAGGTAAGGTTCTGCAAAATACCTAATGAACGCCGCGCCATCCTCGATTGTGACGACGAAATCGCCGGTCCTTGGCGCGTCCGTTGTGCTGACAAGGGCGGTCTGGGGCGTCCTGTCACCGCACTCCCCGCCGATCTGAACTAGCCGCAACGCACCCCCAGCCGCCTTCACGGCCTCTTCTATCGCGTCAAACACGGCAGAAGCCGCGCCAGTTCCCGGCCCCCGTGCAAGCCCCTCAATGAGGGACGCGCCGCCCCTAGATCTAGATTTTCCCGTTATATAATCAATCGTTACGCCAAACTCGACGGCGAGACGTTCAAGGTTAGAACGGCGCGGCGTGACACTGCCTTGCTTAAGCCAACCGGCGACAAGGTTCTTTGACACCTCAAGGCGGCGTCCAAGTTCAGCGGGACTGATGCCGTGTTCCCGCATGAGTTCCGACAAGCGTTCTGAGAATGCGCTGTCTTGATCTGTCATCGGCTGTTCATCCTATCCCATCTTGAAATTGTGCCGTTGCGTAGGCGAACCGTCACAAACGCCGGACGCTTAGCGGGAATAATACCATAACGTCGCCCGGCACCGGCCATTTTCTACCGGGATGCGGTAAGTATTTCCTATCACAGTTCCAACCTTAAATTGGGATAATTGGGATCATCGAAACGCAAGGATGATCCAAGAATGAACAGCGAAATCCCTGGGGTGTCCGTGCCGCCGCGCGGCCTGCGCAACCCCCCGATGCTGCGCTTCCTGTCTGCGGTCGCGCACGCCACCTCAAACCCCGATACCTCACTGCCGGAAGCGGCTGGCCTTGACGCGATGGAGCTTGCCATTGCGATGGCCGAGGCCAAGCGGTGCGGCTTCATCGCCATGCAGCCCGAGGGCGTCAAGCTGATGCCCGCCGGGATCGAATGGAGCGCGGCCGAGCTTTTGCCGGTCATGCCACTCGTGGCTGTGGCATCGCAAGGGGGGCTTCTGTGATGGCCCGTCACCCGGACTTTGCCCCGATGGAAACCCGGCCGCTGACCACGGCCGCGATGAATGGCGACTGGCTCGCCTCGACCCCGCGCCGGTTCGCGGCCGCCGCCCCCGATGCGCTGACGCGCCTTTGGGCGGATTTCGCGCTGCTGACTGTCTGGCATATGCACAACGCGCAGCGCCACGCGAACGCCGGGCGCCGTCCCCAGACTGTCGCGCGGGTCCGCGCCGGGTTCGCCGCCGCGCAGGTGGCGAACGATGTGACGCGCGCCCTTGCCGGGAGGATCGCGGAATGAAGCTCGCCATCGCCCCCCTTGGCCTGAACTTCTACCTTCGCCATGTCGTCTACGGCGAAGAGCAACGCGAAATCGCGCGCCGCTCCGGCGTTGCCGCCTCGAACGTCTGCCGCCACGTCCAGCGGGTCGAGGGCCTGCGCGAAGATGATGCCTCCCCCGAATGGCGGGAGATCCTGGACGCGCTGGAAGCCCATCTGGTCGCCGGGTTCGAGGCGTTCCCATCCTCGGGCGTCACGGTGGACATGCTTCTGGCGGCCCTTGGCGAAACCCCCGAAGGGATGCGCGCCGCGTTTTCCGAAGCATCGGCGCCCGCCGCCCGCGCCGGGGCCGTCATCGTTTCGTCTGCCGGAATGCCCTATGCGGCGGTCATGCACCACGGCAAGCCCGCTGGCCGGGTGCCGCGTCCTGCGGTTCTGGCGGCCGTCGCTGTCGGGTTCGTGCGGCCCGTGGGGACAAAGGGAAGGGTCCGCACGTTTACCGTGGACCGCGCGGCGGTTCGCGCTGGCGGCGCCGAACCGCCTTCGGCTTTGGTGGACCCGACTGGCGGCGAGGCCCCCGGGGTCCGGGGCCGGAATGTCGCCCCCGAAGAGCCGCCCATAAACCGTATTCACCGCAAGAACCCCGAGCTTGTCGGCCGCGAAGATCTGCGCACCGCGCAGGAATTCGGGCTGCTCTGGGGGATGCGCGAGGCGGAAATGTCCAGCTTCTATGACCGGCTGCGCAAAACCCTCGCGCCGCGCCTCTTCCGTATTCTCGAACTGGTCTGCGGCGAGCGTGTCGGGCTTGAGGTCGCGGAAGCCGAAATGGGCCTTCCGGCGCGGTCGGGCAAGGTGCTGTTGTCGGTGGCGCTGGAAACCGCGCGCCATTCCGGCGTGCTGCGGTGATGCCGTGTCCGTCTATCGTGCGCCGCCCGCGCTATGCGAGGCCTGCAACCTGTTCCCCTGCGTCGGGCTTGGCGTCACGTTCGACTGGTCGCCCGATGCCGTGCCGCCCTTCCCTTGGTCGCTTCGCTATGCGGTGCTGTGGATCTGCGGACATACGGATTGCGAGGCAACGGCACGCCGCCGCGCAGCCATAGCCGCCCGCCGCGAGGGCGTGCGCGCCCCCAGAACAACAATCGTTCGTGTGAAAATCTCAAAGGAATGACCATGGCCGAGACTATCGACCTGCTGCCGCTGTCGCGCGCGCTGTCGGCGCGCATCCGGGCAACCGCCGAATGCGCGCAGATCCTGCATCAGACCTTTCCGCCGGGATCGACCGTCCATTGGCGCTTTGCCGGTGAAATCTGGGCCGGGAGGGTTGCCCGGGGCGGCGTCGAGGCCTTCGGCAACCGGCTTTGCGTCATTCAGGATGGCGCCGAGCGCACCCACTACATCCGGCCCGACATGATCATCGGGGTCGGTGGCCTCTGACCCCCTGCCCCTCACAGTCGAAGGAATCAACATGAAAGCTCTGATCGGGGCCTTTTGGCTCGTGCTGGCCTATGCGCTGGCGACGGTTCTTTTCCCTGCCCATGTGTCTGCGGATCTGCACGCGACGGACTGGGCGAACCTCTGGACCTGGCTTGCCATTCTTGGCGCCTGGATGGTGGTTATCGCCGTGGTGTGGTCGGTCGCGTTCGTCTTTGCGTTCGTCGTGGCGGTGGTTCTGGCCGTTCGCACCGAACGCCGGATCGCTGCGTTTCGCAAGCGGGGGCTGAAATGACCCTGCCATTCAACACCCGCGAAACGACCGTTTCCGACCCGTCCATCTGGGCGGGGGCGAACTATGTGAACCTGCTGGACCCGAACCCGGCCGAATTCCGGCTGGTGGACATTGCCCGGGCGCTGTCGCGCGTGCCGCGCTTCGGCGGGCTGACGGATCGGTTTTATTCCGTCGCTGAACATTGCCTGTTCTGCGACCGCCTCGCGATCCTTTCCAATATGGGGGATGCCGAAACGCGGCGCGCGGTGCTGATGCACGATGCGGCCGAGGCATACCTTGGCGACGTGACGCGGCCGCTCAAGGCGCTGTTGCCGGATTACCGGCAGATTGAGGCGAGGATGGAAGCGGCGATTTTTCACCGCTTCAACGTGGCGCTGCCGAAGCTCAAGGAAGCCGTGCGCTACGTCGACAATCTGGCCCTCGCGACGGAAAAGGCCGCCCTGTTTTCGGCCCAGCCGTCTGGCACATGGCCCGGCCTTCCGTCGCCCGCTCCGGTTCATTTCATGGAACCGGAAACGCCGCCCGATGAAGTGGAGTGGCGTTTCCTTCATCGTGCGGCGGGCTTGGGGTTGCAATGATGGCGGGTCGGATCGGACACAATGGCGGGCCTGCCCTGCCGCCGTTCCCGCCCGTGGTGCGCCGCCCATGGCGCATCCTGATCGGGTGCGAAACCTCGGGCGTGATGCGCCGGGCTTTTGCCGCGCGCGGGCATGACGTTTGGTCCTGCGACCTGCTGCCCGCCGATGATGGAAGCAACCGGCACATTGTCGGGGACGTGCGCGCGCAACTGACCGGCGAATGGGATCTGCTGGCGGTGATGCACCCGCCTTGCACGCGGCTGTGCAATTCCGGCGTGCGCTGGCTGACGACGCCGCCGCGCAACCGGACGCTGAAAGAAATGTGGGAAGAGCTTCGCGAAGGCGCGGCGCTGTTCTCGGATTGCTGGAACGCGCCCATTGCCCGGGTCGCGGTTGAAAACCCGGTGATGCACCGCCACGCCAAGGCGCTGATCCGCAACTATCAGCCGCCCGCCTGCACGGTGCAACCGTGGTGGTTCGGCGATCCTGCGTTCAAGGCAACGTCCTTCTACCTGCGCAACCTCGACCCGCTGACGCCGACAAACCGGCTCACCCCGCCGAAGCGCGGCAAAGATCCGGTGCTTTGGGCCGAGTGGAGCCGCATCCACCGCGCGAGCCCGGGGCCGGATCGGTGGAAGCTGCGCAGCGCGACATTTCCCGGCATTGCGGCGGCGGCAGCCGCCAAGTGGTCGCCGCTGGTCGAAGAGGTGGCATGATGGCGCTTTCCGACGAAGTGAAATCCGCCACCTCTCTGGTCGCGCTGGCGGCCGAGACGGTGACGTGGGATCTGCACAAATCCGACATGCGCCGGGGCGACTGGTGGGCGCCCTGTCCGTTCCATTCCGAGAAATCCGCGTCGTTCCACGTCACCGAACCGAAGGGGACCGGCGGGCAATTCTATTGCTTCGGGTGCCACAAGCGCGGATCGGCCATTGATTTCCTGATGGAACGCGACGGCCTGTCCTTCGCCGCCGCCGTCAAGGCGCTGGCCGATGCCGCGCAGGTCGAACGCACCGCCGATCCGGCCAAGCAAGAGGCCGCCCGCGCGGCCGCGCGCAAGCGGCAGGAAGAGGCTGAGGCAAGGGCCGAGCGTGACGCCGCCTATAAGCTCGACCGCGCCCGCGAATTGTGGCGCGCTGCTGTCCCGGCCCATCCCGCCCTTGCCGATTACCTGACCGGCCGGGGGATCGACGTTGACGCCCTTGGCGGGGTGCCGCCATCGCTGCGGTTCGTCGCGGATCTTCCGTGCTGGGGTTCGGCCGAGGATGGCCGCCGCGTGCAGATCCATTCCGGCCCGGCGATGATCGGCTTTATCGGCCGGGGGCGTCTCTTCGGGGTGCATCGCACATGGATCGACGGGGGCGCCCGCGCCCGCCTGCCCGATGGCCGCAAGGTGCCGAAATCCATGCTGGGGCTGACCGGCGCGATATTCGGCCGCCCGGTGCCGCTGACCGCCTCGGGCGGGGACGCGCTGGTGGTCGGCGAAGGCATCGAAACCACGCTTGCCGGGCTGCAATGGATGCGCCGCCGTCGCCCGGATCTTCGCCTTTCGGCCGAGGCCGCGCTTTCCCTGCCTGCGATGGCCGGGCCGGAATTGCCCGAAGATCCGCCCGTGATCGGGCTGGATGGCCGGGCGCTGCCTTCCCCGCGCCCCGATCTGTCCAGCACCTCGCCCGGGTGGCTTCCGCCCGAGGGCACGCGGGATGGCTGGGTTCTGGCCGATCCGTCCGCCAAAGCGCCCGAGGCCGCCAGGCGCAACGCGCTGCGGGCGCTGGCGAAGTTCCGCGCGCATCTGGCGCCCGGCGGCCCGGTGCTGGCCGGTGGCCTGCTGATCCCGCGCGGCCGCTGGGATCACGACGACGACTTCGCGGACCTTGCCCGGCTGGGCGAACTGCCCGGCTGAGGTCCGCCCGAAACACCCGGCCGCACCCGCGCCCGGGTTCCATCGCGGGCCTGCCCGCACCTTCCCCATGAAAGGACTTCCCTTGAAACAGCTTTATACCGGCCTGCGGGCCATCCTCTTTGCCCTCGGGCTGACGCTTGCGGCGGCGGTCGCCCCGGCTTCGGCCGCGACCCTGACTTTCTCCATGGCCGGTCAATACGGGTTCACCGATGACACGGCGTGGCTTATGCGGCCGCCGTCCTCGGATCTGTCCACCATGTCCACGGTATCGCTTGCCTCGGAAAACTGCGCGGGCGGCGAGGTCTGCGGCACGATCACGCTTGCGAACAAATCGCCCGCCCAGACGGGAGTGAAGCGGGACGCGCAGAACCATTACCTGACCGCCAGTTTCACGGATGGCCGCCTTCCCGCTGATGGCTGGCGCCCTGATCGGGACGAAGCGGCGCCGGAAATGAAGGTGGCGGCTGTCGTGAGGCAACACGGCAACCGCCTGCCGCCCGCAACCTGACGAAGCAAACGGCCCTGGCGTGATGCCATGCCGGGGCCACCCCGATCAAGACATGAAGGAATAACGACATGAAGCTCCTGATCCTTGGAAATCCGCGCTGCGTTCAATGTGACGCCACGGTGCGCAAGGCCGAAAAGCTGGGCATTCCGCATGAATATCGCGATGTGACCGCCGATCCTGCCGCCATGACCATGGCGAAGGAAACCGGCTTCCGACAGGCGCCAGTCTGCATCGTCGTGAAGGACGGCGCACCCGTGGACCGATGGGCGGGCTTCAACCCGGCCCGGATCGAAGCCGCCGCCCGGCGTATCGCGCAGGCGCAATGTGAGGCCTGCGGCGGGTCCGGCGTCACCGATCAATCCGCTACGGGGCCGGATCTGTGCCCGTGCGTGGGGCGTGACGATGCGAGGGGCTGACAATGGCAAGCTATGAAAAGCCCGGCGAAAGTGACGAATGGTATACGCCTGCCTATATCTTCGAGGCGCTAGGGGTGGAATTTGACCTTGATGTGGCCTGCCCGCTGGAAGGGCCAAGATACGTGCCTGCCCGCAACTTCTTTTGCCGTGACGCGCTGGAACGGGACTGGCGCGGGCTCGTGTGGATGAACCCGCCGTTCGGGCATCAGCGCACGAAGCGGGCGTGGCTGGAAAAGTTCTTCCGGCACAAATGCGGTATTGCTCTTCTGCCGGATCGAACGTCCGCGCCGTGGTGGCAAGAATTCGCCCCCCGCGCAGACATGGTTTTATTCGTGTCGCCAAAGGTCAAATTCGAGCGCCCGGACGGGACATTGGGTGAGCAACCCGGGACAGGCACGACGCTGTTCGCCTCTGGTGATGTGGCGGCGTCGGCCCTACGCCGTGCCGCTGGCCTTGGTGTGCTGTTTTCCCCTGTTCGAGGTTCCGACAATGGCCCGGCCATTTTCGGTTAGCTCGCCCCGCGCCCCCTCGCCTTCGCCGCCGCGTCCTTCGCTGCGTGCTGTCTGCGCCTGCGGCTGGCGGGGGTTCGCCTCGGGGCTGACCGGCACCCCGCCCGATGTGTGGTGTCCGCGCTGCGGGCAATCCTTCCGCCTTTACTACGCATGTCTGGAAGTCCAATGGCAAACGTCCAAGCCCTCTTGAAAGCCGATTGGCCGCACGCGCTGACCCTGCCGGAACGTGCGACCCTTCAATTCAATGACGAAGACAATGCCGCGCGTCTGCTGGCGGTCTATGGCGAAGATCTGGTGTTCGTGAATGGCCGGGGCTGGGCGGTGTGGGACGGGCACCGCTTCAGCCTGCGGGCTGGTGAGCTTGGCGCCCGGGAAATCGGGCACAAGCTGCGCGCCATCGTGCAGGAGGAAGCCGAATGGGCGCGCCGGGATTGGGAAGTGCAGATGGACGATGTTCTGCGCTTCATGGAGGCCTGCGAACGCAAGCGCCCGCCCATGATCTTCCGCACGCCCGAAGATGCGGTGGCCGAAATGCGCAGCGAATTCGCCGGGCGTCTCTATGCCCATGCCACGAAGTGCGGCAACGTCGCCAAGGTGAAATCCGCGCTTGAGGCCTGCCAGCATCAGCGCCGGGCCGAAATCCTCGACATGGACGCAGACCCGCACATTTTCGTGGTGCCGAACGGGCAAATCAACCTGCGCGCCGTCGCGGCGTGGGAACGACCCGAGGCCTGCGAAGAGGCCGAGGAACTGGCCGCCCGCCGGTCATGGCTGGAACCCGTGGACCGCACGAAGCTGCCGACGCGGGTTGCAGGCGTGCCCTATGATCCGAAGGCGGACTGCCCGGAATGGCGGGCCTTTATGGAATTGATCCTGCCGCATCCCGAGGTGCGCGCCTGCGTCCAGCGGATCACCGGGGCGGCGCTGCGGGGCTGCGATGCGGCGCAGATCGCCGTTCTGATGCGCGGGGCTTCGGGCGGGAACGGCAAGTCCACCTTCCAGAACGCGCTTGCAATGGTCTTCGGGGATCGCGACGGCTATTCGGCCACCTGCCGCGTCGAAATGTTCCTCGACCTTGGCAACGTCATGTCGAACGCCGCGAACCCGGACGAAGTGAAGCTGCCCGGCGCGCGCGTCCTGCTGGCGACGGAACCGAAGCCGACGCAGATCCTCGATATGACGAAGATCAAGGGCCTGACGGGCTGCGACGTGCGCCAATCCCGCGCCCTGCATATGGAGGGTTTCGACTGGCGACCGAACGCGATCCCCTTCATTTCCTGCAACAAGATGCCGAAGATCAAGGATGCGGACGGCGGTTCGCGGCGACGGCTTGTCATCATTCCTTTCGAGGTCGAGTTGCGCAAGCTGCCGGTCGAACTGCGCCGCAAGCCCTCGGACGTGCTGGCCTCGCTCAAGGCCGAGGCGTCGGGTATCCTGAACTGGGCCATTGACGGATACCGCGATTTTGTGGCCCGGGGCGAGGAAATCGACCCGCCCGAGGCGATGGAGCATATCAAGGCCACGGTCTTCGAGGGCGCGGACCCGGTGCGCACCTTCCTGGACCAGATGACGGTGCCGGACGTGAACGGCCGGATTTCGGTCAAGGCGGCCTATCAGGTCTATGAAAAGTGGTGCGATCAGGAAGGCCGGGCCTTCTGGAACATGAAGAATTTCGGGGACGGCATGGTGGAAGCCGGGCTGGAACGCGGCCCCGTCAAGGGGCGCAGCCACTGGAAGGGCATCCGCTGGGCCGAGGACGCCGCCGAGCTTGTCACCATCGCCACGGGCGAGGATCTGCCAACACGGACGCCAGATGGCCCCCCGTTCTGACCGCCTTTTACGGCGCTTTCCGCCCCGCGCCCCCGGGTGAGGTGTCAGGCTTTCATGCGGGCAGATCACCCCGGGGGGAGGGGGGAATTGGACGCGGCAATGCCGCGACAGTGAAAAGTAGGGAACGCGCCCCGTTTGATGTGTGTCTTTTGCCCGGGCCGGGCCTGCCGCTTTCGGTTCTGGTTATTGTTCTAACAGGAAATCAAGGGGTTGCCACCATGCAGGACGGGGACGAACTGCGCCCCCTGACGGAAGAGGAAGCGGCGATGGTCGCGGCCTATCCGTTACCGGCGGGGGCGGCTGACGCGCTTGTCAACAAAGCGCAACTGGAAGTCGGCCTGAACACGACCGCCACCACGATCAGCGCGTGGCTGCGCAAGGGCCTGCCCTTCGAGGAAGAGGGGACGAACGGCCGTTCCTACAAGTTCCGCCTGTCCGTCGCCTATGCCTGGGTCGAGCGTATGCGCGCCGAGGAACAAGGGGCACGGGCTGCGGGTGACGCGGCCGTGGCGCAGTTGCAGCTTGCCCTGTTGGGCGGCGAAACCGCCACGGCCTCGGGCGGCAAAATGAGCCTCGCCGATCAGCGCCGCCTGATCGAGTTGGAAATGCAGCGCACCGCCGCCGCCCGCGAGCGCCGCGACCTTGTGCGGCGCGCGGACATGGTGGTGGCCTTCGAAGAGGTGTTCGCCGCGATCCGCGATGCGAACGACGCCCTGCCGGATCGGCTGGCGCGGGAATTGGGGCTGGATGCGCGGGCGGTGGAAATCGTGGTGCGCGCCTGTGACGACACGATGCGCGGTGCGCGGCTGGCGGTGCGGAAGGTGATTGGCGATGATGATGGCGGGGACGAACGCGAAGGGTGAAACCCTCTTTGACGTTGAACCGCTGCCGCCGTTCTGCCGCCCGGAAGAGGTGATCCGCGAAGCCCTTCCGGTGTTGGCGCCGGTTTCGCGGGTGTCGGTTTCCGAAACCGCGCATCGGCGGAATATCCGCGTCGGCGGCAGGTGGGTTCCGTGGCGCCCGGACGTGGCGCCCTACATGGCCGAGCCGATGGACATGACCGGATCGCGGCGCTTCGACAGCGTGGCTTTCATTGGTCCGGCCCGAAGTTCGAAATCCGAAGGCCTTGTGATTTCGCCGCTGGTTCACGCGATCCTGGCGCAGCCGCGTGTTGTTGCGGTGTTCAGCCCGTCGAAGGACGCGGCCAAGGAATGGTCCGAGGGGACGCTTGATCCGCTGGTTCTGAATTCGCCCGAGCTTGCCGTGAAGCTGGCGGCGGGCCGGGGCGCGGACAACATATTCACGAAGCGGTTCAAGGGCGGAACGCGGCTGACCATTGATTGGCCGGTGAAATCGAAGCTGGCGCAGCGGTCCATAGCCTTGTGCATCGGCACCGATTACGACGCTTTCAAACGCGATATTGAGGGTGATGGCGAAGCCTTCCCCCTGATGCGAAAGCGGACGGAAGACGCCGGATCGCGGGCGATGACGATTGTTGAAAGCTCGCCGCGCTTCCCGCCGCTGCACGACGACTGGGCGTCCGCAACCCCGCATGAGGCGCCGCCCTGCGAAGGGATCGTGGCCATCTACAATGCCGGGACGCGCGGGCGGCTGTATTGGACCTGCCCGGATTGCCTTGAGGCGTTCCGGCCCGAGTTTGAACAATTGTCATACCCGGATGACGGCACGCCGGAAGAGCGTGGCGCCCGGGCGCATATGTTCTGCCCGCATTGCGGGTGCGTGATGGAGGCGCGGCACAAGGCCGAGTTGAACGCGGGTGGCTTCTGGCTGCATGAGGATGACGGCGGTGCGCTGGTTCCGATCCACGATCTTAAGCGCGAGGTGGCGACGGCAAGTTACTGGTTGCCCGGCCCGGCCGCCGCGCTGGCGCCGTGGTCGCGGCTGGTGTCGCGCTATCTGTCGGCCGAGGCGACCTATAACGCGCTTGGCGACGAAAGCGGGTTGAAAACCGTGGTCAATGTCGAGCTTGGCTTGCCCTATGCATCGCGTGGTCGCGGTGCGGGTGCGGGGTTGTCCGAAGCCATGCTGCGGCAGGGCGCATCGGATCACGTCTGGCAGGTCTGCCCGGCGGGGACGGCCTGCCTTCTCGCCGCCGTGGACGTGCAACCGGGGCGGTTCGTCGTTCAGGTCGAGGCGGTCATGCCCGGGCTTGAGCGTGTCGTGATCGACCGTTTCGACCTGTTCACGCCGCCACCCGGGGCGCCGAAGGCCGAAGGGCGGCGCCTCGACCCCGGCAAATATGCCGAGGACTGGCGGGCCTTGGATCCGCTGGCGGCGAAGGTCTATCCGGTCGAGGGTGAGGATTACGGTCTGGGAATTCTGTGCATCGTCGTGGACGCGAACGGGGAACCGGGCGTCACGCCGAACGCCTATTCCTTCCTGCGCCGGGTGCGGATCACGCATCCGAACCGCTGGCACCTGCAAAAGGGCAAGGGCGGCGAGGACGTGAAGCGGGCCGAGGTCCGGCGCCCGGAAACGGCGCATCGGGGGAAACAGTATGTCGCCCGCGATGTGCCGATCATCCGAACCGGGACTGACCGCCTCAAGGATGAAGTGGCGGCGAGCCTGCTTCGCGAGGCGGGCGGCGCGCGGAAGCTGCATGTTCCGCGCGCCGCCCCGGCGGAAGTCTTTGCCGAGCTTGCGGCCGAACGGAAGACGGAAGACGGCTGGCGCAAGCGGCCCGGGGTTCAGCGCAATGAGGCGCTGGACCTGTGCGTTTACGTCCTGTCGCTTGCCATCGTGCTTGAGGCCGAGGCGATCAACTGGGATCGTCCGCCAAGGTGGGCGTTGCCCGGGCCGGAAAACCTGATGGCGGTGGCGTTGTCCGATCCCGGCGCGGCCGAGGCCGCCGAAGATCCGGCGCCAGCCCCTGCCCCGGCCGCCCGTGGCTGGGCCGTGAAGAAATCGAAAAAGAGGTGGTGAAATGTCTGACATGATCGACGGCGCGGGCGATGACCGCACCGCAAACAATGCTGTCCGTCATCAATATCGCCTGCTGACGGAAGCGGAAAAGGCGCAGGTGACCGCGATCAAGGATGCGGGCGCCGATTTCTTGACCCTGCTTTCCGGCATCGGGTCGGGCCGCGAGCTTTCGCTTGCGAAGACGAAGATCGAAGAGGCCGTGTTTTGGGCCGTGAAGCACGTTACCGCGTGAAGGGGGCAACATGGCATCCGTGAACAAGGTGATCCTTGTCGGGCACCTCGGGCGCGATCCCGAGGTGAAGACATTCCAGAACGGCGGCAAGGTCTGCAACCTGCGGGTGGCGACCGGCGAGGCGTGGCGCGACAAGACCACGGGCGAGCGCAAGGAACGGACGGAATGGCATTCCGTGGCGATCCTGAACGAAGGGCTTGTGAAGATCGCGGAACAATACCTGCGCAAGGGCTCGAAAGTCTATCTGGAAGGCCGCCTGGAAACGCGGAAGTGGCAGGATCAATCCGGCGCCGACCGCTACACGACCGAAGTTGTTCTGCGCCCCTATCGCGGGGAAATGGTGTTGCTCGACAGGCGCGACGGTGACGGCGGCGGGCATGGCGGCGGCGCGGGCGATGGGGCCGCTTCCGGCGGGGCCGGTGGCGCGGGCTATGGCGGCGGCGCGTCCGGCGGCATGGATGACGATATTCCGTTCTGAGGGGTGAAAACATGTCGGTTTCCGCTTCCATTCCCGCAATGCTAGTTGCGGGGGACGGTTGGGCATGGGCGGACGCCGAGGCGGCCGCGACCTGCCCGCCCCCCTTCTGGGGGCTGCGCTATGTCTTCCGTCCGGTCGAGGGCGGCGGGCGCTTCGAGGTGGTGGCGACGGTGGCGGATGGCGGGTTCCTGCTGTCGGCTGACCCGTCCACCACCTCGGGCCGGTTTCCCGGCGAATATGTCTGGACGGCGGTTGCCGCATCCGCTGACGCGATGGACCGGCGCACGCTGAAAACCGGGCGCGTGCAGATCCTGCCCGACCCGCTGGCGGCAAGCGCCGGGGATGGCCGAAGCTCTGCCGAGCGCATCCTTGCCGCTATCGAAGCCACGCTGGAAGGCCGCGTGACGAAGGACGCGGAAAGCTATTCCATCGAAGGGCGGAGCATTTCCCGCACGCCCATCGCGGATCTGCTGCGGCTGCGCAACGTCTATGCGGCCGAGGTCGCGGCGAAGTCGTCGCCGGGTGGCGGGTTCATTTCATACCGAAGGATGAAGATGTGATGCGCCTGTTTCGACGTTCGCGCGCAGCGCCGCCCGTTGTCCGGGTCGAGCCCGTGCCGCCCGCACCGCCCATTGCCTCGCCGCCGAAGCCGCCGAAAGGTGGCGGTGCGGGGGTTCGCAGCTTTGCGGCGGCCCGGCCGGATCGCCTCGCATCGGGCTTCGGCCTCGGGCAGGTGAGCCCGCGCGAGGAATTGCGGCGCGAGGTGCGCGGCCTTGTCCAGCACTCCCGGCACGCGGCGCAGAACTTCGATTTCGCCCGGTCCTATGAAATGCTGTTCCGGCGGCATGTGATCGGCCCGAACGGCATCCGGTTGCAGATGGATATGAGGGATGCCGACGACAAGCGGTTGCCGAAGATCAACCGCGCGGTGGAATGGTGCTGGGATCGCTGGGGCCGGATGGGGCGCCCGACCGTCTGCGGCGGGTTGTCCTGGTGGGGCGTTCAATGCGTCGTCGCCACGGCGCTGGCGCGTGAAGGCGCGGCGCTGGTTCGCCTGCATCGCGGCCGTAGCCGGGGGAAATGGTGGTTTCAGGTCGAGCCGCTGGCGCTGGATCTGCTGGACCTCGACCTGACGCAACCGCTTGCCGGGGGCGCCTTCATCGAAAGCGGTATCGAGTTCGACGGCAACGACCGCACGCTGGCCTATCATCTGTGGAGCGATCCGCCGGACGTGGGTTTTCGCGGCGGGTATCGTCGGCGCATCCGCGTGCCTGCGGATCAGATCGTCAAGGTTCTGGTGCCTGAGGAAATCGCGCAGGCATTGGGTATTCCGCGCAGCGTCACCGCCCTGCGGCTGATGAACATGTCCGAGAAATACCAGGAAAGCGCGATGGCCGCCGCCCATTATGGCGCCGCCGCGATGGTGTTCTTCGAACAGGAAAACGCGAGCGGCGAGCTTTCGGGAAGTGCGGACGTGACCGTGCCGATTGACGAAATCGAGGCTGGCACGATGGCGGCGCTGCCGCCCGGGGTGAAGGTGTCGAATTTTGCGCCGACCTATCCGGCGGCCGCAATCGAGCCGTTCATGCGCAGCATGAATACCACCATCGCTTCGGGGCTTGGCGTGTCGGCGGAAACGCTGACGGCGGATCTGTCGCGGGCCACGTTTTCCGCGCTCAAGGCGGGCAAGAGCGAAGAGCGCGAAGAATGGCGGATGCTGCAACGCGCGGTTTTCGAGGGGTTGCACGGGCGGGTGTTCGCCGCCTGGCTGCCCGCCGCGATCATGTCGGGGCAACTGCCGTTGTCGCTGGATCTTATGGAAGATCTGGTGGACGCCGCCGGGTGGCGGCCGCGCGGCTGGGAAAGCGTCAATCCGAAGGATGACGCGATGGCGGCCGAAATCGAATTGCGGCTGGGGATCAAGAGCCGCCGCGAGATCGTGGCGGATCGCGGCCGCGATTTCGATGACGTTTGCGCCGAACGGGCCGCCGACGAAGAGGCGGTGCGGGAATACGGGCTGACGCCCGAAGCCCCGCCCCCCGCCTTCACCGCCGCTCCGGCCGCGCCGGTCGAGGCGAAGCCAACGGATGCCGAGGGCGATCCGCCCGAGGGTGAACCGAAAGAGGTGTGACACATGGGCAAGATGACGCTGCCTGGGCTTTCGACCCGGGCGGCCGAGATTGCCGGGCCGCCCGAGGGGGCGGACCCGGACAGCCGGGAATTGCTTATCAGCTTTTCTTCGGAACTTCCGTTTCGGCGTCATTCGTTTGACGGCCCGTTCTGGGAAGTGCTGGGGCACGGCGCGGGCGAGGCGGATCTTTCCCGCCTGGCGAGCGGCGCCGCGCCCCTGCTGAAAGATCACATGCCGGTGCTGGGCGCGCAGTTGGGCGTTGTGGTGCGGGCGTGGATCGGGGGCGGCAAGGGCTGGGCGCAGGTGCGTTTCAGCCGCACGGCCGCCGCCGACGATGTGCTGACGCGGGTGCGTGACGGCGACGTGACGTGCGTTTCCGTGGGCTATGCCATCGAAGAGGCCGCAAAGACGGGCGAGGCCGAGGGCCTGCCCGTGGTGCGCGTCACCCGCTGGGTGCCGCGCGAGATTTCCTTTGTCTCCATCCCTGCCGATCCGACCGTGGGTGTCGGACGGGCGGATGGTGACGTTCCCCCTGTTTCTGTGACCGAAGAGGAACCTTCCATGCCGAAGACCCCCGAACAAATCGCCGCCGCCGCTGCCGTCGAAGCCGCCCGCGCGGCCGTGACCGCGCCCGCCCCGGCTGCGGCCGATCCGCTGGCGGCCGAGCGCGCCCGCGTTTCCGAAATCGACGCCATCGCGGAACGCTTCGACGTCCCGGCGGATCTGGTGCGTTCGGCCCGCACCTCGGGCATGGCGGTTGACGCCTTCCGCGCCAAGGTGATGGACCACATTTCCGGGGATGACGCCGGAGAAACCCGCCAGCGTTCCAAGCTGATCGGTCTTTCGGATCGCGAGGTGCGCGGTTATTCGCTGCTGAACGTGGTGCGGTTCCTGATGAACCCGACCGACCGCAACCGCGCCAGCGCGGGTTTCGAGATCGAAGCCTCGCGCGCGGCCGCCGATGCCGTGGGCCGCGAACCGGGCGGCGTCTTCATCCCCGAAGACGTGCTGATGGACCGGCAGTTCATGCGTGCGGCGCAGAACACCGGCACCCCGGCGCAGGGTGGCGTCCTGGTTCCGACCCAGTATCTTGCCGGTTCGTTCATCGAGCTTTTGCGTGCGCGGTCTGCGCTGGCCAGTCGCGGTGTCCGTATCCTGCAAGGCCTGACCGGCAATGTGGACATTCCGAAGCAAACGGCGGGGGCCACGCTTTACTGGGTGGACGAAGACGAAGACGTGGCGGACAGCGTTGCTTCCTTCGGTATCGTGTCGATGACGCCGCACACGGCGGGCATGGCGGTGCCGATTACGCGGCGCATGACGCAACAGGCTTCGCCCGACATCGAAGCCCTTATCCGCGACGATCTGCTCAAGGGCATGGCCCTTGGTATCGACCGGGTGGCGCTGGTGGGGGATGCCAGCCCGAAGGCGCCCATCGGTCTGCGCGCGCATCTTCTGGCCGGGGCCATCGACTGGGCCGGGGTGCAGCCCACCTTCGCGGAAATGGTTTCCCTTGAAACCTCTGTCGCGATGGCAAACGCGGATCTGGGCGACCTTGCCTATATCTACTCGCCCGCCACCTCCGGCGCGCTGAAAACCACGCCGAGGTTTGCGAGCGGTGACACGCCCGTCGAGGTCGGGGGCGTGGTGAACGGCTATCAGCGCACCTGTTCGACCCATGTTGCCAGCCCTGAAGTGTTCTTCGGTAACTGGTCGGATCTGGTCATCGGCATGTGGTCCGGCCTCGACCTGCGCGTGGATACCGCGACCAAAGCGGCTTCGGACGGGAAGGTCCTGCGCGTCTTCGCGGATCTGGACGTGGCCGTGCGCAATGCCGCGTCGTTCAAGCTGGGCCGCAACGTCTGATCGGCGGGCGGCTGCGGCCGCCCCCTTTCTCTGCATCGCATGGAAACCGGGCTTTTTCGAAAGACCCTTGCCGCGCTGGCGGTGGGGCTGGTTGGTGTCGCCGCGCAAGCGGTGGCGCCTGCCATCGTCGGGCCAGCGGTGGCCGCCGCAACTGCGGTGGTTGTCGCGCTGGCCGTCCATTTCACCCCGAACACGATCCTTGGGGCGAACGTCAACGAAGTTGCCGCCGCCACGCTGCGGGCGGCCTATGAAATCGGATGGGATATGAGCGATGACGATACTGTCGCGGTCGATGGTGCCGAAAATCCCCATCAGGGTTGATGGCGTGCTTCGCCCCGTGGGGGTTCCCGTGGCCGTGAGCGAACCGCGCGCCACCCGGCTTGAAGGGGGCCGAAAGGCGGAAGCGGCCGCCTGCAACGTCACCTATCCGTCCGCACCGGAAGAGGGTGCGGAAGAGGACGCGGAAGAATGATCGAGGGGCCGGAAGACTGGGCCACCTTCATGGACCCGGCCGTGTTCGGCGAGGTGGTGAGCTATACCCCCGCTGGCCTCGGCGCCCGAGACTTGCCCGCCATCTTCACCGCCGCTTCTGCCGAGGTGGCGGGAACTTCGACTGTCTCGCCCGTCCTCGCAATCGGCGGCGTGCTGGGGTTCACCCCGGCGCCTGACGATGTGGTGACGGTGCGGGGCGTGGAATATCGCGTTGCGGACGATCAGCCGGACGGAACCGGCCTTGTCCGCCTGATCCTGGAAAGGGTGTGACATGCTGAAAGGCAAAGACGGGGTGGTGAAGTTCGGCACCCCCGGCGAGCAACTGGCCCATGTGCAAAGCTGGGCGCTGGACGAACAGGCGGATCAGGTTTCCGGCTGGGGCATGGGCGACGATTACGAAACGTCGTTCACGACGATCAAACGCTTCTCGGGGAACGTGGTCGTTTATTATGACCCCGGCGACCCGGCGGCGGATCTGCGCCCGGGCGACGAACTGGCGCTGGAACTGTATCCGGGCGGCGATGCGTCCGGGTCCGCCTATTTCTCGGGCCAAGTCTGCGTCACGGGTCTGCCGACCGAAGGCGCGAAGGACGGCATCCCGGGGTTGACCATCAACTTTGCGGGCCGTGGTGCCCTTAGCCGTGGGACGGTGGTGTGATGACGCAGGAAAATGGAAGCGCGCTGGATCTGCTGACCCAGCATTTCGAGCGGCTGCGCGGGCAGAAATTCGAGGTTCCGGGCGTCCGGGATGCGAACGGCAATCCGCTGGTCGTCTACTATGATCCGCCGACGAACGCGGATGCGACCATGATCCGGCGCCGGTCTGGCGGCGGCAAGGATGAAGTCAAGTTGGCGCTGTATACGGTGATCTATCTGGCGAAGGACGCGAACGGCAAGCGCCTGTTTGCGGATGATGCCGCGACCGTGCAGGCGCTGACCGAACGGGTGAGCGGTGCCACGCTGATCGCCATGGCGACGGCGATCACGCGGGTTTCCGGGGCGGACGAACTGGGAAACTGATGGCCGAGGCTGGGGACGCAAGGGCGATCTATGCCCTTGCGCTTCGCCTCGGGAAGTTTCCGGGCGAGGTCATGGACCGGCCCATGGAAGAGGTGCGCGCCATGCTCGCCTTTCTTGACTGGCAAGCCGCGCAACAGAAAAACGGGGGCACCTGATGGCGCTTAAGGATCTGTTCTTTTCCATCTTCGCCGAAGACAAGACGGGTCCGGCCTTCAACAGCGTCAATTCGCAGTTGAGCAAGGTCGGGAAACAGTTTGCCGGTCTGGGCATGGCGGCTTCGGGGTTGGCGGTTCCGCTTGGCCTCGGGCTGAAATCGGCCATTTCCTATGCCTCCGATTGGGAAGCGGCGCTGAACCGCTCCACCCCGCTTCTGCGCGCCACGAGCGATGAAATGGAGGCGCTGGAAGATCTGTCCCTTAAGCTGGGGGCGACCACGAAGTTTTCGGCCGGGGAAGCGGCCGAAGGCATTGAAATGCTGGCGAAGAACGGCCTTTCCGCATCGCAGGTTCTTGGCGGGGCGCTAAAAGGCTCGCTGGAAACGGCGATTGTCGGCGGCGCGGGTCTATCCGACGCTGCGGACGTGGTGACGGACGCGATGGCAAGTTTCGGTGTGCGCGCCGAAGAGGTGGATCGCGTCGTCGGCGGCATGGCGGGCACCATGTCCAAGTCCAAGATGCAGTTTGACGACTACCGCCTTGCCCTTGGTCAGGCTGGCGGTGTCGCGGGCGGCCTTGGCGTGACGATGGAGGATTTCAACGCGGTTCTGGCCTCGACCGCCAGCCTGTTCGCTTCGGGTTCCGATGCCGGGACAAGCTACAAAACCTTCCTCACGTCGCTGGTTCCGAAATCCGGCCCTGCCGCCGAAGCGATGGACGAACTTGGACTTAAGTTCTTTGACGCGACGGGAAACATGCTTGGCATGGCCGAGGTGGCCGGGCAGTTGCAGGCGGCGCTTGGGGATCTGAGCGACGAAGCCGCGACCACGGCGCTGCGCGACATTTTCGGACGGGACGCCATGCGCACCGCCATCGGCCTTGCGCGCGTCGGACGTGACGGTGTTCTGGAAATGCAGGAGGCCATCGCGAACACGGATGCGTCCGAACTGGCGGCCGCGCGGATGATGGGCGCGGCCGGGGCCACGGAAGAATGGCGCTCCGCTGTCGAGGGCTTCGGGATCGCCGTCGCCCGTTCCGGCCTTCTGGACGCCTTCACCTCTTTGGTGAAGACCGGGACGGAGTTCATGAACTGGCTGAGTGGTCTTGATCCCGTGTTCCTGCGCGGCGGTGCGGCGGCGGCGGTCTTTGTCACCGCCCTCGCCCCCCTCGGGCTGGCGATTGGTGGGATTGCGGTCGCGGTCGGCACGCTTGGCGTTCCCCTCACCGCCGCAATCGCCGGGGTCGCGGCGCTGACCGGCGTTGTCGCCGCCTTCTGGCCCGAAATCAAATCGGCCTATGAATGGATCACCGCCATCCCGCAATCCGTGAAGGACGTGACAACGGTTCTGATCGGACTGTCCAATCCGCTGGCGCTGCTGGGGGTCGGGGTTTCGGACTTTGGCGAGGCCTTTTCGCGGGTGTTCGCGAACATCAAGGAAACCGTCATCGCGACGGTGACCGCCGTGACGGACTGGCTGGGGAACAAGTTCAACGGCCTGATGGACAGCCTTGGCGCGAAGGTCGAATGGGTCGAGGGGAAATTCGCCTGGCTCTATGACAAGGTGGTGGGCAATTCCTGGGTGCCCGATCTGGTCGAGGAAATCGGCCTGTCCTTCGGCAAGCTCGACGGGAACATGGTCAAGGTCACGGATGACGCTACGGGGTCCGTGAACGACAGTTTCAAGGATCTGTGGAGCGACGTTTCCGGCGGCATGAAAAGCATGGTGACGGACGGGGAATTGACCTTCACCGGGTTCATGGAAACGCTGAACAGCGTGGGCGAGCGTTACGCCGACAAGATCGTGGGCAACGTGTTCGACACACTGTCCGAGGGCATCGGTAATGCGCTGTCTTCGGCGTTCTCGGGTGCCTCGACCGGCGGTAGCGCATCGTCCGGGCTGGGCGGTATGCTGTCGGGGCTGGGGTCTTGGGCGTCGGGCCTGCTGGGTTTCGATACGGGCGGGGCTTTCACGGTGACCGGCCGGGCCGGGATGGACCGGAACGTGGCCGCCGTGCGGTTGTCCGAGGGCGAAGAGGTCAACGTGACGAAGCGCGGGCAATCGACGGGTGCCACGGTGAACGTCTACATTCAGACGCAGGACGTGAATTCGTTCAGGTCGAGCAAGGCGCAGATCGGGCGGCAGCTTTCGGCGGCCGTAAATGCCGGTCTGCGAGGGGCGTGAATAATCATGGTGTGCGCTGGCATGGCACTTGCCGGACCGGGGTCAATGACCTATTGAAATAATGATTTTTATTTCAATAGGTTAACGACTCAAAGGGTTAACAACATGTCGCAAATCTTGTCATCCCCCGCTCGGCGCCTGCTGGTAGTCCTAGGAGCGCTGGTTCTTGCCGCCGTCGCCTTCTCACGCGCCAAGGATGGCGTGGAGGCTTCCCGGGAGGCCTTCGCTGGCAAAGACATGGTTTGGCCGCTGACGGTCGAGCGGGGAAAACTTGGGTGCAGCAACGGGAATGCTGTCTGGTTCCGCGCCGATGATGGAGTGACATATGCCGTCAACATCCCTGCCGCCGTTCGCTTCCCCAAGATAGACCCTATACGGATATCAGATCATGCTGCGGATCACACCGTAACAATGAATGATCTAATTGATGAAGGGCTCAAGCTCTGCTGACCACCACACACTTTGACACATCTCAGTTTTTTCAGTGCGTGCCCTTAAAGGGATCACTCTATGGATCAGTATAAAATTCAGCACATCCAGCACCCTGCAAATCAGATAGAAATTCAGTGTCTTCCTATATATCAATATTATGCGCGCGAAAATACTTCCGAACCCACATTGCAGATTGTATGAAGTTTGCGGTAGCTGCGCCAAAAAGAAATACAGAAATAAATTCCGAACCAATGCCAAAGTAAAATGGCTGAGATCGTATTGCACCAATAATTGCCAACCACATATTTCCCAATATCAAAAAATAAAATGACCTAGCGGCCACCTCATGGAAAGCAAACTGCCTAATTTCCATGTCGCTGGAAGTTAGCCGTTCATGCCACTTCCTTTTTAACTCAGCGGCTGCAATACCTCTTCTGGTGATCCATCCTTTAAGGCTATTCCACCCACCCGTTACAGGAATAGTGACCAAAGATCCAAGTATCACTAGGAATACATCATGCGCAGTAATTCCTATATCCACATCAAACCCCATAGATTTAGCTCTATATTATTTTCTCGAAGCTCTGCCAGAATGAATGATCTGCGAACATAGATCAATCTTGTTCATCCTTATCAGTCGAAAGGTTCCGCGCATGGCGCATCTTGACCTTGAGTTTCCCCGCGACATTGCCGAAGGCTGTCAGGCCGTTATCGAGCGCCGGGACGAAGTGGTGACGCTGGCGAGCGGGCATGAAGAGACAAATCAACGCTGGTCGCGGTCCCGCCGAAGCTGGGACGCCGGGCTGGGCCTGCGCCATGCCGACGATCTGGCGGCGGTGGTGGCGTTCTTCGAGGAAGTGCGCGGCCGGGCGAACAGCTTTCGTTTTCGCGATTGGCTCGACTGGCGCAGCGCCCCGGCCGGGGTGCCTGTCGAGGCGACGGATCAGCCCGCCGGAACCGGCGACGGCGCACAATGGATTTTCCAGATCCAGAAGCGATATGGGGTTGTGAACCCATACCTCCGCCCGATTGCCCTGCCGCATCCCGCATCCGTCCGCGTGGCCGTGGACGGCGAAGAGGTGCTGACCGGGTGGAGCCTTTCGGCGGTAGGCGGCAAGCTCGTGTTCGCCTCGCCGCCGCCCCTGGGGGCCGAGGTTACGGCCGGGTTCACCTATGACGTGCCGGTGCGGTTCTCGGAAAGCACGCTGTCGGTTTCGTGGGCCTATTTCAACAGCACGCGCGGCACCGGTTCCGCGCCCGCGATCCCGCTTCTGGAAGTCCGGCTGGACTGATGCGCACGGCGCTTGTGGCGCTGATCGCGCTGGCCTTCGGGGATGGTGCCGGGGTTCTGGCGGCCATCCTGATTTACAATCTCACATGAGGATTGCGCCATGTCTGACGCATATTCCGCCGCCCTCGAAAGCGGTTCGACCCGGCTTTGCCGGTGTTTCAGGCTGACCCGGGCGGACGGCGTGGTGATGGGCTTCACCGATCACGACGAAGACGTGGCCTTTGACGGCGTGACCTATAGCGCCTCGGGTGCGCTGACCGCGAGCGAAGCCGCTTCGCAGCTTGGCCTTTCGCCTGATGAAATGGACGCGACCGGCGCCCTGTCGGCGGATTTCATCACCGAAGCGGATCTGTCGGCCGGGATCTATGACGGCGCAAAGGTCGAGGTCTTCGACGTGGACTGGACAAACCCGGCCGTCCGTCGCCGCCTCGCCCGCTATTCCGTGGGTCAGGTCGAGCGCGGGGCGCTGGCCTTCCGGGTCGAGCTTCGCAGTCTGGCGGCATCGCTGGACGTGGCGCAGGGGCGCGTTCACACGACGCTGTGCGATTGCCGCCGGTTGGGGGATGCGCGCTGCCGTCTGGATCTGGCCGGGCTGCAAGCGGTGGCGACGGTGGTTTCCGTGTCGGGCTATGACGTGACGGTAAGCGGACTTGACGCTTTCGCGACGAATTTCTTTGCGCGCGGGACGGCCGAATGGCTGACCGGCGCGAATGCGGGCTGGGGTGGTGACGTGCGCGTGTCGCGCCGCATGGGCGCGCTGACGCTGTTGTCGCTGTGGCGCGAGCCCGCCCGGGCCGTGGCTGTCGGCGACACGCTGCGGGCGACGGCGGGTTGCGACCGGACGGCCACCACCTGCCGCAACCGCTTTGGCAATTTCGCCAATTTCCGGGGCTTCCCGCACATGCCCGGGGACACGGTTATCAGCGAATACGCCGTGCAGGGGGACGCAAATCTGGACGGGGGAAGCCGCTTTGAGTGACCGCGCCGGAATGGTGAACCCTGCGCTTGTGCTGGCCCATGCCCGCGCGTGGATCGGGACGCCTTATGTTCGCTGCGCGGCGCTGCGGGGGCGCGGCGCGGATTGCGTCGGGCTGCTGCGAGGGATCGCGGGCGAGCTTTCGGCCGAGGTTCACCGCGCGCAGGCGTGGCGCGATGACTGGGCGCTGACGGACATTCTGGAAACCGGGTTGCGCGCGCGCATGGTTTCGGTGCCGTCCGCCGCCGCCGGGCCGGGCATCGTCGCGGCCTATCGTGTCGGCCCGGATCGCGTGGCGCATGTCGGCGTCCTGAGTGAGCCCGGCGCCCTTGTGCATGTTTCCGATTATGGCACCCGCCGCGTGGTGGAAGATCGCTGGCCGGTGACGGGGCGGCGGGTGTCGAGCCTCTGGGGTTTCCGCCTGCCCGAGGGCTGCGAGCGCGGGCCGGATGGCATCACGCCCGACGATTGCCTTGCGGTGATCTGTCCGTCCGGGGATGGCCGTGTCTATGCCGAAATTTCGCTGATGATCGACGGCACGTCGCTGGCGCGGTCTGTGCCCTTCCTGTGCGTCGAGGCCGCGCTTGAACGGCTGGCGCCGATTTATCCGCATATCGAAACCGTGGAGTAAGACGCATGGCAACCCTGCTTTTCGCCGCCGCCGGTTCCGCCATCGGGTCCGGGTTCGGCGGTGCGGTTCTGGGCCTGTCCGGTGCCGTCATCGGCCAGGCCGTGGGGGCGATGGTCGGTCAGGTCATCGACCGCAAGCTGATGGGCGGCACCGCCTCGACCCGGCAAGAGGGGCCGCGCCTCGATACCCTTGACGTGACAACCTCGACCGAAGGGAACGCGCTGGCCGATGTGTCGGGGCGCGTTGCCATTGCCGGGGAAGTGATCTGGGCGGCGAAGCTGAAAGAGGTGGTGAATACCACGACGCAAAAGGTTGGGTCGGGCAAGTCGAAATCCAAGGTCACGACGACAGCCTATTCCTACTTCGCGAGCTTCGCGGTTTCCCTTGGCGAGGGGCCGCTGGAACATTTCGGCCGGGTCTGGCTGGACGGCACGCTTTACGATCTGACGGACCTTCTGGCCGGTGGCCGGGTGCGGTTCTATCGCGGGACCGAAGATCAGCAACCCGACCCGCTCATGGTGTCGATCGAAGGGGACGCGCCCGCCTATCGCGGCACCTCTTACATTCTTTTCGAGGATCTGCCGCTTGAGGAATTCGGCAACCGGATGCCCCAGGTAAAGGTCGAGGTCTGGGGCCGGTCGGGCGTGATGGAAGGGCTTGTGCGCGGCGTCAACGTCATCCCCGGCACAACCGAATGGGGCTATTCCCCGTCCGTGGTCGAACAGGTCGAGCTGAGTTCGGCGCAGGAACGGCAGCGCAATGCCACGACCGGCGAATGGGAAATGGTGGCGGTGGAAAGCGTCACCGGATCGCGGCCCGAGAATGCCGCGCGCTTCGCCGGGGTTTCGGACTGGTCGGTTTCGATGGATACGCTGCGCGCCGTCCTGCCCGAGGCGAAGACGGCAAGCCTTGTCGTCGCCTGGTTCGGCACCGATCTGCGCGCCGGGCAATGCCTGATAGAGCCCCGCGTTGAAATCAAGGGCAAGCGCACCACGCCCGAATGGACGGCGGCGGGCCTGACGCGCGCCACGGCGCACCGCGTTTCGACGGTGGGGAACGATGTTCCGTCCTACGGGTCATCGCCTGCGGACGCCTCGGTGATTGACGCGATCCGGGATCTTCGGGCGCGCGGCTATCGTGTGGTGCTGTATCCGTTCATCATGATGGACGTGCAGGCATCGCAGGGGCTTCCCGCGCCTTCGGGCGACGGCACGCAGCCGGATTTCCCTTGGCGCGGCCGGATGGAGCCTGCGGCGGGCGTGTCGGCCAGCGCCGAGATTGCGGCCTTCCTCGGCACGGCGCAGCGATCCGATTTCGGCGTGTCCGGCGGTGCGGTGACCTATTCCGGCCCGGCCGAATGGCGGTTCCGGCGCTTCATCCTGCATCTGGCGCACCTCGCGAAGGCTGCGGGCGGCGTGGACGCGATGCTGGTGGGGTCTGAATTGCGCGGGCTGACGATGGCGCCGGATGCGCCCGGGGTCTATCCGTTCGTGCAGGGTTTGCGCGATCTGGCGGCCGATGTGTCGGCCGTGCTTCCCGACGCGCAGGTGGGCTATGCGGCGGACTGGTCCGAATACCATTCGCACCGCGACGGCGGCGAGGTATTCTTTCACCTCGACCCGCTCTGGTCGGACCCGAACGTGGATTTCATCGGCATCGACAATTATTTGCCCCTGTCGGACTGGCGGCCGGGGCAGGATCATGCGGACACGGCGCTGGCAACCTCGCCCTATTCGATCGATTACCTGAAAGGCAATGTCGAGGGCGGCGAATACTGGGATTTCTACTATGCCAGCGAAGAGGACCGGGCCGCGCGGGTGCGAACCCCGATCTATGACGGCGCGCATGGCGAAGACTGGATCTTCCGCCAGAAGGCAATCCGCGACTGGCACGGAAATGTCCACCACAACCGGCCGGGCGGTGTCCGGGCGGCGGCTCCGACCGGATGGGCGCCCGGGCTCAAGCCCGTGTGGTTCACGGAACTGGGGTGCCCGGCCGTCAACCTCGGGGCCAATCAGCCGAATGTCTTTGTCTCGCGCCTGTCGTCGGAAAGCGCGGTGCCGTGGTTCTCGGACAGCACCCGCGACGATTTCATGCAGCGCCAGTTTCTGCGCGCCTCGCTGGAATGGTGGCGCGACAATGGCGCGGGCGTGGTCAATCTGGATGACGTGCAAATCTGGTGCTGGGATGCCCGGCCGTGGCCGGAATTTCCGCTGCGGGAAGGCCGTTGGGCGGACAGCCCGGACTGGGTGCTGGGGCATTGGCTGAACGGCCGCGCCGGGGCGGCACCCGCCGCCGAGGCGGCCGAGCGCCGCCTCGTCGAACGCCACGGCCTGACGGCGGCGGATTTCGACCTGACGGCCTGCTACGGACAGGCGGACGGCTACGCGGCCAGCGCGCCTGTCAGTTTCCGCGACTGGTTGCAGCCCTTTGAAGTCGGACTGGGGCTGCAAGCCTTTGAACGCGGGGGCGGCCTGACCATCGAATATCGCCCCGCTGCCCTCACCGCCGCGCCTGTCACAGTGGACGGGATGGTGGATGTCGAAGACGGATCGCCCTTCGCGGCGGTGCGCGGCGCAATCGAAGACGTGGCCGCCGCCGCGATCTTCCGGTTCAAGGATGGAACGGACGATTACGAAGTGACCGCCAGCCGCGCGGTGATTTCGCTGGGGCAGGAAGACGGCATTTCGACGGTGGAAAGCCCGCTGGTTCTGGATTTCGAGCGCGGTTCGGCGGCGGTCGAGCGGATCTTGCGGGCGGCGAGCGACGGCCGCGAAACGCTGACGTTCAGCCTGCCCAGATCCGCGACGGACATTCGCCCCGGGGTGATCGTCCCGGTGGATCTGGGCGGCGGTGTCGTGCGTCTTGTCATGGTGGACCGGGTGACGGATGGCACGGCGCTTGCGGTCGAGGCCAAAAGTTTCAGCCGGGGCGCGTGGTATGGCGCGGGGGCCGTTGCTGGCACCTCGAAAGCGGGCCGGACGCAGGGTTCAACGGCGCTGCTGGTGCGCTTCCTCGACCTGCCGAAGCTGCCGGGATCGGCGGCCAGCGACTGGGACGGCATGGTGGCGATCCACGCGGCGCCGTGGCCGGGGTCGGCCGTGGTGTCGCGGGCATCGTCTGCCGGTGGCGATTACGCCGCGACCCTGCTGGTCGAGGCACGCGCCACAATGGGCGAAACGGTCGGGGATCTGGCACCCGATCGGCCGCATGTCTGGACCGAAGGGCCGCTGACGGTTCGCCTTTATGCTGGCGAAATGGTCGGCCGGGATGATGCCGAGGTTCTGGCCGGGCGCAACATGATCGCGGTCGCGCGGGCGGATGGCTGGGAGGTTATCCAGTTCCGCGAGGCCGAGCTTGTGGGCGCGAACGAATACCGCCTGACGGGGCTATTGCGCGGCCAGCGCGGGACGGATGCGCTGGCACGGTCCCACCTGCCTGCGGGCGCGGCCGTTGTGGTGCTGGACGCGGCGGTGGAGCCTCTGGGTTTGACCGAAGGCGAGCGCGGCCGCGCGGTCTGGTATCGCTTCGGCGCGGCATCCGTGGACGTGGCAAACCATGTCGAGCGGGTCGAGGTGACAACGGGCGCCGGGCTTCGCCCCTTCGCACCCGCGCATCTGCGGGCGGCCGTCGCGGGTGGCGGCACGGCGCTGTCGTGGGTGCGCCGGACGCGCGAGCCTGTCACAAGCTGGCCCTCTTCGGCATGGTCCGCGCCCCTGTCCGAGGCGGCCGAGCGTTACCGGGTCGAAATCGGCCCGGCGGGCGCCCCCGTCCGCACGGTCGAGGTGGGCGCCCCTGCCCTCACCTATACCGCCGCCATGCGCGCGGCGGATGGCGTTTCCGCCCCGTTCCGGGTCGCGGTGGCGCAGATCAGCGACACATTCGGCCCGGGCTCCTGGGCGGAAATCATCGTAACGGAGTAAGACGCATGGCGACTTCAAGGCTTGGCCTGCCCTTTGTGGCAGAGGGTCAGGCGCAACCGCATGTCACGCATAACGAGGCCATGGACATGCTGGACGCGGCCTTTCCCCAGATCGCGTCCAGCGCGACCGAAACCGCCGCTCCGGTGAACCCGGCCGAGGGTGCGGCCTATATCCTGCCGCCGGGCGCATGGGGGTTCGGCGCGGTCGAGCCCGGCCAGATCGCCTTGCGTCACGGCGGGATCTGGCACGCAATCACGCCCGTTCCCGGCTGGCGCTGGTTCGTTCTGGACGAAGGCGCGGCGCGCGTCTTCGACGGGACGGCATGGCGTCCGGGCGATGTTGTGGGCGCGCAGGGCGGGCGCCTCGGGCTGGGCGCCTTTGACGCCGTGGTGGACCTGTCGGGCGCGTCCGTGTCCGTCGCGGATCTGCTGCCCGCCCGGGCGATCATCCTGGGCGTGTCGTCGTGGGTGGTCGAGGCGGTGACGGGCGCGGCGTCCTATTCCGTGGGCATGGCGGGCGATCTGTCGAAATTCGGCGGTTCTCTGGGGCTGGCGGCCGGTTCCTCGAATGTCGGCGTCGTCGGCCCGTTCGCCACCTATTCGCCGGACGCGGTGGTGGTGACGGCATCGGGCGGGGCGTTCAGCGGCGGCCGCCTCGGGCTGTCCGTCGCCGCCATCGTGCCGGGGGTGCCGGTCTGATGGCGGGGGCGGTCATCACCGAAGCATGTGCCCGAATAGCTGCGGCCTTCCCGACCTGGCTTGACGCGACGGGCGAACCCAGCCCGCCGCCCGCTGGCCGTCTGCCGTGGTTCGCGGTGCGCCTGTCGCTGGACAATGCGGTGCCCGTCGCCATGGGGGACGGGCGCGCGATGCGGACGGGCGATCTGGCCGTTTCCTTCGCCTTCCGGCAGCCGCGCACCGGAAACCCCGAGGCCGTGGCGCAGGATCTGGCGACCGCCGTCGCCGCCTGTCTCACCGCCGCCCCTGCGGATCTGGGCGGGGCGGTCTGGTCGATCCTGCCCGGCGGCGTCGAGACGGACCACGAAACCGGGGACGTGCGGATTTCCCGCGCGGACCTGACCTTTGCCATTCAGATTGTCGGCTGACGCCGAAAGAGGTTCCCTTGAAAATCTACAGTCATTGGTCCGGGGTGCCTGCCTCGGAATGGTTCTGGCCGTCCTTCACGGCGCAGGAAATCGCCTGTCGCGGCACGGGCAAAGTGGGCATCGACCCCGAGGCGATGGACAAGCTGCAAGCCCTGCGGGATCGTCTGGGCGTGCCGGTCATCCTGAATTCCGCCTATCGCTCGCCCGAACACAACGCGGCCGTGGGCGGTGCCTCCGATAGCCTGCACATGCAGGGCAAGGCCTTCGACGTGTCGATGGTCAATCATGACCCTGACAGCTTCGAGGTGGTCGCGCGCGAGGTGGGTTTCACGGGCTTCGGCTTCTATCCCCGCGCGAATTTCATGCACATTGACACGGGTGCGCCGCGCGACTGGGGCACGCGCTGGCCCGAGGATCACGCCGCAACCCGGTTTTCCGAGGTGCCGAAGGTGGCCGAGCGCCCCGGCGCGGATCGCGTGGTGAAGGGTCTGGCGGCGGCGCTGGCGGGTGTTCTGGCGGCCGCCCCCGCATTCGTGGAAAGCCTCGGAAAGCTCGACCCGCTGGCGCAGGTGGTGGCGATCGGCGGCGGCGTGCTGCTGGCCGGGGCGCTGGCCTATCTGGTCCGGGACCGGCTGCGAAAATGGCTGCGCTGACGCCGCGCGGATCTGTTCACGCCCCGGCCCGCGCCGGGGCTTTTTCTTGGAAAGGGGGCGTGATGGATAGCAACGCTTTCGCCGCCAGCACAGGGGTTGCCGGAATCACCGCCCCCGTCTGGTTTTCGTGGATTTCGCCTGCGCATCAATTCGTGGTCGCGGTGCTGGGGCTCGTGGTCCTGATCCTGACAATCCGGGTCAAGCTGCTGGAAATGCGGCTCAAGGCCGATCACCTGCGCGAGGCCGAGGAACGCCGCAAGGCCGGGGGTGGCGCCGATGACTGAACGCCGAAGCGAAATCACGCCCTCGGATGCGCTGGCGGCCGTGCAGGCGGTGGCGGCCGCCGGGGGCATCCGTCCCGCCGCCGCCGCCCTTGGCATGACCCGCGCGGCCGTCCAGCGCCGCGTCCGCAAGGCCGAAGCCTGGGGCATCACCGCGCATGGCGAGGTGACGGCAAGCCCGGCCCGCCGCCTCGACCCGCCGAAAGGGCGCCCTGCCCGCTACCTGTTCACGGCGGCGCAGTCGAACACAAAGGCGCATCCGGGCTTCTGGGAAAACCTGCTGGCGCTGGCCGCGTATTACGGTGCGCGAATCATGGTGGCGCGCGTGCGCTACAATCATTCGGCCAGTCAGGTCGCGGGCGAAAAGGTCAACCGGGCGGCGGATGAAACGCTTTGGTATGACGAAGCGTTCACCCCGCACCTGTGCGACGAACGGGTCGAGGTGGCGCCCGGTCTGATCTGGGCCGGGGACATGAACATCATCCCTTCGGCCGTGCAGCCTTTGTCCGGGCTGGACAGCTTCACCGGGGCGGCGTCGTGCATCTTCCCGCATCCGCAAATCGCGCTGCGATCCGTTGCGACCGCGCCCGGCACGCCCGCGAAGATGAATTACACGACCGGCGCCGCGACCCTGAAAAACTACATCAAACGCAAGGCCGGGCTTAAGGCCGAATTCCACCACGCCTTCGGGGCGCTGCTGGTCGAGGTCGAGGGCGCGGACTGGTGGGTGCGGCAGGTCAATGCCGCACCGGACGGCGCAATCCATGATCTGGACGTGGCGGTGGCCGGTGGCATCGTCTCGACCGGGAACCGGATCGCGGTTCTGACGCCCGGCGACCTGCATGGCACAAAGGCGGACCCGGACGTGATTTCGGCCGTCTGGGGCGAAGGCGGCATGGTGGACGCCCTGCGCCCCGAAGCGCAGGTGCTTCACGATGTGCTGGACTTCGGGTCGCGGTCGCATCACGGCACGGTCTTCGACCGGATCGCCGCGCATTACGATGCGGCCGAAAGCGTCGAGGGCGAGATTGCCGCCACCGCCGCCCTTGTAGCGCGGATCGCCCGGCCGGACGTGCGAACCTTTGTCGCCAAGGGAAACCACGACGAACACCTTGACCGATGGGTCCGCGATGCCGAATGGCGCCGCGATCCGGTCAACGCCGCCTTCTATCTCGCCGCCGCCGGGGCTGCGGTCGAGGCGCTGCGGGTCGGGGTCCGGGATTTCGACCTTGCGGCCTGGGCGCTGCGCCGTGCCGGTGTCCCCGATGCCGTCACCTTCCTGTCCCGGGACGAAAAGCTGGAACTGGCGGGCATCCGCCATGACCTGCACGGGGATCTGGGGCCGAACGGTGCCCGGGGGTCCGTCGCGAACCTCGCCCGGATCGGGGCAAAGGCGAATGTCGGACATTCGCACTCCGCCGGGATCGTTCAGGGCTGCTATCAGGCGGGCACGTTTTCCCGCCTTGCGATGGGCTACAATCGCGGCCCCTCGTCCTGGTCACATTCCGCGATTGTCACCTATGCCAACGGCAAGCGGGCAATCATCACAATTCGCAACGGTAAGTGGAGGGCTTCGGCATGAGCCATTATGAAGAACAGCGCGAGGCGTGGCTTGAAGAGCGCCGGGGGGCGAAGCTTGCCGAAACCGTGACCGAAGTGGTAGCGCGCGCGAGTGCAGATGACGCGGCGGGGGCGCTTGGCCGTCCGCCCGTGACCATTGCGCCGTGCGCGCATCCGTGGACCGGGTTCCGCCTCGTGGAAATTGAGCGCCAGTATGAAGGCGATCTTGTCGAGGTTCGCGAATGTGGGGTCTGCGGGCGGCGTGTCTCGAACCGGATTGACACGGTTCCGCCCGGTGCCGAAGGACTTGTGCGGGACGAAGGTTGCGCACGGCCCGCGCCCCTGCCCTGTCACCCGGCGGACCCGAAGCAATCGGCCGGGGCCGCAAAGGTGCCGATGGCGGCCTTGCCTATGGCGGTTGTTGCGGAATTGGCCGTGGCGCATGGCGAAGGTGCTGCGAAATACGGCCGGCACAATTGGCGCAAGGGCGAGGTGCTGGCCTCAACCTACTACGCCGCCACCCTGCGCCACCTTACGGCGTGGTTCGAGGGCGAAGACATAGACCCGGACAGCGGGCTTTCGCATCTGGTCAAGGCAATGGCCTCACTCGCCGTCCTGCGCGATGCGCAGATCCACGGCACCGCGCTTGATGATCGCCCCGCGCCGTCGCCGGAAGGCTTTATGGCGCGGCTTTGCGGGGTTCATGCGGAGTTGCAAACAAAATTAAACACGGATTGAAAACTTACACCTCCAACTCGTAATGATGGAGTTGATATTATTTCGAGAAAAATCATCTACTTTAAACTAGTGCCTAGTTGCTTCATTGATAGTGCTATCAACGAGGTCATCAAGAAGATTGATGGCCGGATCGTGCCATGCAAGGCAGTCGGACACATTTTCAATAATAATGTTCTCGCCGTGTGCAATTCCATCTCTCTTCTCTTTAAGCGTAGTACAAAAACCCCTGTACAAAGTGTGATCAAAGGATGACTGGAGTATCCACTCCGTAAAGAACCGAAGCTGAGTGTAGCTAAAACTGCCACTATCAAACACTTCCCTACCATTAATGTTAGAAATAATTCTCCTTCTAATTTCATCACTATCGTTTCGACACATAGAAAATCTCTCGTCGCCTCCTTTCCGCATAGCTTCTTTTCCAAAAAATGAAAGCCATACATTTTTATAATCATAATTTTGCCTCGGATTACATGATAGGAATTCGAGATATGCTTTGGCAATGAGCTTTAGGGCCTGATCACAATGCGCATATATCATAAGCGTCCAAGCGCGACAGAGATAGGGTATCTCAGCCGATGCTTGATGCCGCTCCGCAATGCTTCTGGCGTTAGATAGCTCTATCTTCCTCCATGCTCGAATAATATCAAGTTGCCGTTGAAGCTCTTCTATAGTCAT